GTGGCCTGCACCGCGTCCGCTGTACCGCCTGCATGACCTGGAGGCCCGGCCCGACGACCCGGTGCTGATCGTCGAGGGCGAGAAAGCCGCGGACGCCGCAGCTGCGTGGGCGGATCCGTACGCTACCGTCACCTGGCCCGGTGGCTCACAGGCTCTGCATCTCGCAGACTGGCGCCCAGTGTTCGGCCGGCAGATCCTGCTGTGGCCCGACGCCGACGACGCGGGCCGCATCGCGATGCTGCGTCTGGCCGAGATACTGCGCCCGCACTGCAACGTCATCAAAATCATCAACCCGACGGGTCAGCCTGACGGCTGGGACGCGGCCGACGCGGACTTCCGCACCTGGACCGAGGCGCGAGCCTGGCTTCTGCCCCGGGTGTCGCTGCTGGACGTCCCGCCGCCACCACCGCCTGCGCCACCGCCTGCGCCACCGCCGGCACCAAAGCCGCGGCCGGCACAACAGCCGACAGGCGAGAAAACGGCGGAACAGGCCGTCAACGACCGCGATGCGTCCTCACTGCAGCCGTCGGACTGGTTTTCCCGATACGCCTACGTGATCGCGGACGATTCTTTTTTCGATCTCGTGGAGAGAAGCGAGATCGGCCGCAACGCTTTTAACGCACTTTACCGGCACGTTCGCTGCAATTCGATACATTCTCAGTCATCGGGGGCCGCCCGCAGGATTGAGGCAAGCGTTTCGTTCGATGAGAACCGCCACGCAATGAACGCCAAAATTATCAGCGGCGTGACCTACGCTCCCGGCCGCACTGTGCTGGTCGAACACGTCGGGCAGGCCTACGGGAACAAGTGGCGCGACGGCCGGCCTGAGATTGAGGACGCAGGCGACCCGGGCCCGTGGCTGGCGCACGTCGAGAAACTGGTGCCCGAGCCCGAGGAACGAAACCACATGCTGGACGCCTTCGCGTATAAGGTTCAGAACCCCGGCACAAAAATAAATCATGCGCTGCTTATCGGCGGCGTGCCTGGCGCCGGCAAAGACAGCATGATCGCGCCGCTCCTCTACGCCATCGGCGGCCAGACAAAACAGAATTGCGTGTCAGTGGATCCGGCGGAACTGTCGCAGCCGTGGGGGTATTACCTCGAAAACGAGGTCATTATCTTTAACGAATTACGCCAGTCGGAGGCCACGGATCGACGTGCGCTGGAAAACAAACTTAAACCGATACTCGCGGCGCCCCCTGAGTTACTGACGGTGCAGCGCAAAAACGCCCACCATATACAGGTGGTGAATCAGGCGCTTGTGCTGGCCATGACTAACTATCGCGACGCTATCGCTATTCCGTCAGATGATCGCCGATGGTTCGTGATCTGGACCCACGCGCAGCGCATGGAAGAAAGCGAATCGCGTTCGCTGTGGGCGTGGTTCAATGCTGGCGGCCTGGAGGCCGGCGCGCGCTACCTGCGCGAGCGGGACGTCTCAAGGTTCCAGCCTGGCGCTACGCCGCCGTGGACGCCGGCAAAGCAGATCATGGTGTCCAGCACGCGCTCGCACACTGAGTCGTGGATCATCGACCGCATCGAAAAGCGTGTCGAAGAATTCCGGTGGGGCGTGATTTCCGGCCCGTGGGCGCTTATGGTGGACCGCCTGCAGACTCATGCCCCGCCGTCAGTGCGATTGACTCAGCAGGCCCTGCAGCACGCGCTCGCTGAGGCTGGCTGGCTGGATTGGGGCATGTGCAAGTCGAGGCTGAATCCGAGCTCGCGGCACGTCTTCGCTGCGCCGGACTGGCGCGGCAGCAAATCCGAAGCGCGCGACCTGTGCGAAACGCATTTCGGCGCAAGCCGCAGCGCCAGCGTTCACGAATTCCGCAAGGCTGCCGGCGGGGAGTGAAAAAAAGCCCCCGGAGATTGCTCAATCCGGGGGCGTAAGCCGGGGCTAACCGGCACAGGAGGAGACGCGTTCCGATGCAACGCGTCGGGATTATAGATCCAGCGCGAGTGCGACGGCAAGCGCCACCACGATAGCCAGTAGGGCAGCGATCATTGGCGGCGCTCCACATGCTGAGCCAGCAGCCAGCGCGGGCCGAGGCGGCGCAGAGCCTGCACCCAGGCCAGCAGGTTGCGTCGGTCTAGGCGGGTGTTTCCGGTGTTCCACAGGCGGCGGCCGAGGGTGAGCATCTTGGTTTTCATGCGGGCCATCCATGCGGCGGAGTGAATCGGCTCTTTGCGTGCGGCGCGGCGGATTGTGTTTGCTGCGGTTCCGTATCCTTTCGCAACTCGGCCCTTCTGATGTCAAAGAAGGCTTCCCGCTGCCTTCTGTACTGCTCGACGTCTGGCGCGTTCGGGGGCTGATATTGGGCTGCGGCCAGCTTCTCGCGCCTTTGAATCTCACGCTCGATGTACCACACCGCCTTCTTTAGATCCTCGATAGCGTCGTTTTTGAGGCCGGCGCGCCATAGGTATTTAATAGCGTTGCCTACACAAAAGTTCATGTGCTCAGCAATGTCTATCGCCTCCACACCGCTCGGGTGTGCGTTGTAGTGCGGCGGGTGGTTGATAGGGTCATGTGTTGTCATGCATCACCCCGCACTCGTGCAATCAGCCCTTCCGCTGCGTTGACAGCGCGGATGGTTTCATCGTTTAGTTCTCGGTCTTGGATCACGGCGAGCAGCTTTTCTACGCACTGGAGCAATTCAGGCGCCGCGGCGATTAGGTGTGCGTTGGCAATCTCCTGAGCTTCAGTCACCCCACACGGCCACGCCACCGCCCCAGCGCCTGGGCGGATACTTGCGGCGGCGACTCCTATTGTTCTCGTGCCATTGGCGCACCTAAAATCGTGGCGAATAGTCCACGGTCCTGGAGTGTGCATCTTCGTCACTCCTCAAAACAGCGCCGGCTCGGCATCAACCGACGGGATTACGCGGCCCACAGAGCGCGCGCAGGGCGGCAGGCTGGGGTAGTCCAGCAGTGCGGGCGGGAAAGGCCACAGCGGCCCGCGTAGGGGCTCTGTAAGGGTGTCGGGGGCGGGGGTCATCGTCTACTCCTGTATGGGGCCTGTAATTACGCGCCGATATGCGCCGATACGCGCCGAGCGATATCGGCGAGCTCGCACTCATAGGCTTGAAACACCACGCCACCGCCAAACTGCTTATTGTGGAACTTGCGTCCGCCGAGCTTGCGCGCTGCCGCCACAACGGCAGCGTAGCGCTCGGGCAGGGGCTTGGCGTAGTCGTGCGTGGGCTCAAGGTCAAGGAAGTGGCAGACCCACCGCGGATTCCCGTTAACGTCGTTCTTAACGCGGGTCCATTCGATCGTGCTCATCGTCTTCTCCTGTGTCTGCGCCACCGTGGCGCATCCCAGAACCCCCGGCGGGGGCTCGGCGGATGCGTCAACGCGCCATAGGCCACAGCATGCCGTTCGACAGTTCGCGATAGTCGCGGCCGTAGGCAAACCCGAGCCTACGCATGCGCGCCATGATCGCGCGAGCGTAAATCCGGGATCGATCGTGATCGGCATCAGCCATCAACAGATCAGGGTTTGTCGCGTGGTTCCACGCTGCGCACAGACCAACAAGCGAGCGGCCGGCTCGCCAAAACTTGCCGTCAGATTTGTAATGGGCATAGGGGTGCATCTTCTCTCTCCTTCCGTCAGTGTCAGAGCCCGAGCGCCACCAGGGCGCCCAGGGCGAGGCCGAATGCGCAGGCGAACGCCACGCAGGCGGGGGTGAGGGGGGTGTTGTGCATGGTCTTCTCCTATCAACTCAATCAGTAATCCATCATCTCGCGCTCCTGACGCGCGAGAATCGCGGCTTCGTAGTCCGGGCCTTCGGTCCGGTGCCGCATCGGTTTGTACGTGGTTTCAGCGTGCCACGGGTGCTCTGCAGCATCAGCCCGCAGGGCGTCCTGCGCCGCGCGGGTATAAGCCTTCCAGGCCGGGTGGCCGTGCCAATCTCGCGAACGCATCACGATGAACCCTGCAGCCTGCAAGCCTTCCAGCATCCAGCGTTCGCCGGACACGAAAGACCATCCGTTGTTACCCATCAGGACGTCGTGAGCAGCGCGCAGGATCGCGGCGGACTGCTCGGGGGTGTATATCGTCGTCATCGTCTCTCTCCTATCGGCGGGCTCAGGCACGCGCAACCGTCGCACGCACAACGCTGTCGTCTTCCTCGTCAACCTCGAAATCGACCACGGGCAGACCCGTGGAAGTTACGGCGGCGTGCGCGGCTTCGAGGTCGGCGCACTCAATCACGTGGTCCTCAAGGGTGTCGGCGATCAGGTCCACAACCGTCAGCGTCAGCGTCATCATCTCGTCTACTCCTGTTGTCTGCAGCACGCCCGTCGCGCTGCCAGAACCGCAGTCTAGCACAGTCTGAGAGCACTGCAAGCACTTTTTCGCAGAGATAACACACGGCGTGTTCGCGCGCGCCGAGATATTTACGGGAACGGGGGCCATAACGCCCTCCTCGGCGTCTATTGTCGTTTTCTGCCGTCAGACTGACGGAGTCTGCATTTTGTGGCAAAAACGTTCGGGGGCCCTCCCCGACCGGTCGGACCGTTCAGAAGCTGTGGCAGCGTGTTTTTCCCTATGGGTGGCAATGGTGGCAGTGCTTGCTATTTGGGGGTAAGAGGACGGTAATTAGGGCGCCTATGTCCGTGGCACTGCCACCACTATACACAACTACCACGGAAGCGCGCTTTCGCAACAATTTCCAGACTGCCACGAGTGACACACGCAGTCTGCGAGGGGTCGGAAGCTGCCGCTGCTACGTGCACGCAGGCGTAACGCCTCGCGGTTAACGCTCGCCGGAAGATCGCTAGTCGGCGATGCGCCGAGCGCTGAGACTGCGGTAGATAGCGACCAGGACGAGCCGGACCTGATGCCGGCATGGCGCCGCGGGCGCGTCGCTTGGCGGGCAACGTGAAACTTTGTTACGTAACTGCAGCAGCACGCCGTGGCCTGCAGCCGTCACGCCGGGGCCGGGAGCTGGGCGCCCGAAGCCGTCAGTGTGCTGATCGTCAGAGCCAGGACAGTCAGCGTCGAGATTGTCAGTGTGCTGATGATCAGTGTGCGGAGGGGGAGGGGCGGGGTGCGGCGGAGACCCCCCGGCCAGGGCCCGCGCAAGGCGACAAAGTGTATGGAGACCCCGCCCAAAATTTTTTTCTCATGCCCCACACCATTCCCGCAACACATGTAATATCTCGCCCATGTTCCGAGACCTTCCCTTAGCGCCGAGAGAGCTGAAGGCCACGCCTGACGTGTTGGAGCGCATATACCAGGCGTCGAAGCTGGGATTGCGCGGCGACAGTTTGGCGTTAAGGGCTTCGCTGCTGCCGGCAGAGTTTGCGCGGCTGAAGCTCATGGATCCGATGGCGGAGATGGCGGAGTTGAAGGGCAGGGCTGATGCTGAGGGCGACCTGGCGGTCGTGCTGATGGATGCGGCGCAGGCTGGGGACGCGAGGGTGGCGTTGGAGGTGCTGAAGCACCGGCACGACTGGGTGGCGAAGCAGAGTGTGCAGGTGGATGTGAATTCGCAGATCAGTGTGGTGGCGGCGCTGGAGGCCGCGAACGGGCGGTTGCAGCGTGGGCTGGCGGTGGAGGTGGAGGA